TCATTGAAGTGTTTAAACATTCTTTCTTGATAATCATATGGCTTAAACGAGATTAATCCGTCATCTAACGAAATCACTTTGATGTATGTCTCAGCAAAGTAGATAGGATCTTTCATACACTTTACATATTCAGAAACTTCTTCTTGTGTAAAACTGTCTTGAATACCATCTCTCTTAACTAATTGATTTCCAAGGTATGTTTTATTATCAGGATTCATTATTTTTACTTAAAAACTTCTGTAGTTCAGTAGTAGAACCAACAAAAATAGCATTATTTGTAGTATTACTACTACTAGCTTTTTGATCTTCAGACTGTGTCAAATCCCTTCTCTTCTTCTGTAAAGTAGTAAGTTGATCGATCATTTCAGTAGTAGTTTTAAACATACCAGCAAGGACTTCAAACGCACGAGGGTGTTCAGTTTCATTTGCAAGAATCATCATATTATCAATAGCTTCTTCAGCCTTAACAATAAGAGTTTTAATCTTTTCGCGGGAATACACATAATCTTCTTCTGTATCCGCAACAATTTCTGTCTGAGCTACCTCAGTTTTAATCTTTTTTAATTGTTGTGGGATGTGTGTTTCAAGCGCTGCTATAATATCATCTTTAGTCTTATTCATAATATAACTATGGGGAATCGTCAAAATCAAAGCCAAATGTATCTATAATTTCATACGGAGAATCTTCACTGGCTGCAGTCCGTATTGTTTCTATTGGTACATCATCAATTGTTTTTTCAACTAATGAAGTATCATGTAATTTTGCATCAACTTTATAAATTACTTTACTCGACTTAACTTCACCAATAAAACGAACTTTCATTGTAAAATTTAAAGTGTAAACAATTACTCTCCTTGTTTCAAACTCACCTTCATATTCATCTTGTAATGATACGTCTGTTAATGTAATTGGTACATCAACACTTTGACCAGGTCCTTCCATATCATTAATAGCTACAGTAAATTCAGGTGTAAATGTTGGTAATATTTGTTCAACGATTTGCAGCGCTTCATCTTGTGCTTTTGCTAATATGTTTAATTCTAAAGATAAAATATAAGGAACACTTTGGTAAACAAAGTCTTTAGAATTGCCAACATCACCCGTAAATTTTTTATTTAGTTTATTTAATTTGATTGAAGAATCATAAGAAATATCTGTTATATTAAATGACATTCTTGGTAACTTGATCGCAATGTGTTCAGCACCACGTGCTTCTTGCTCAAGCCGCGCTAAAAACTTCTGACGAGGACCATAAGAAATAGGGACACGCTCAGCTACACTGTTATATCGTTTGATTGAGATATTATTGAATACCGCACCAAAAACTGAAACAGCTTTTCTTAATGTCTGATTATAAAAATGAGTACCTGATAACATAATTATTCTATTTAAATGGGATTTCTTGGATCACCAAATGGATTTAATTCGCTAAAGTCAATAAAGTTATCACCAATATTATTAAATTCTTCATTTTGTGCAAACGAATCATTATCGTCGATTGCATTAAAGGAGTCTGTAGTGATAATAGGATATGAAGCGCCTGAACTTACTCCTATAATATTTCCACCATCGACATTATCAGGTAAGACTGTCGGTCCAAATGGTGTGTTACTACCATCAGACGCAACCTGGCTAGAAATATCAATTGTTCCTTCACCCACAGTTGATACTTCACCAGTAACTGTAATTCCACTTGTTGTATTTGTTTGCGTTACATCTTCACCAACTTGATATATACCTGAGCCTTCTCCAAGTGCTAATGTTGTTCTGCTAGCAAATGCAGTTTCAAATAAATCTATTTCACCAACTCCAGTATCAATCGCTTCATTGCCATATTCAAATAATTCACACTTAAGCTTAAATGTCGGAATATTTTGTAACTGATAGAACGGGGTTTCCTCTTCTACATAGTGTATCTCAAACAAACCTTTGACTAATGGAAAATAGATTAAATCACCTTCTTGTGGCCGAGGCTCAGGTGTTGGTTGAAACCTACCAACAAGCTGTTCCCATCTACGATTAGCGACAACCAAACTCATCTGATCTCTCATCTCTAAGCCAAACTTAGAAAGTAAATCACCTTCTCCTTCAAAGCCATCAATGTTTTCGACATACATTTCAATTTGAAATGCCTCGCCAAATTCACTCAGAGATGCTTCATTGAAAATACCATCTTCATTGATAATGCTGCGAGGCAGATAATATACATCGTGCCCGTATATACGCAAACCTTCCACAACTATATCTTCATACAAATTCTTTTCAGATTCTGCACCTAAACTAAAATATTGATTCCTTGGCATAATGTATTAACCTACGTAAAAATGTGGTGGCATCTCGTATGTGAGTTGCATATCTTCTTCAATTTTTTCGATATCTTGAACCGCATCATCATAGATTTGTCGACCATTAAGAGTAACACCACCTGGAAGTTGCATTCCTTCAAACTTAATAAGATTTAATCCCCACTGTCGTTTAATCAACGCCGTTGCGTATTTCTTTAAAAATCTATCGTTATAAACATCCAAATACAAATTCGGATCAAGTGTTTCATAACCTTCAATTATAATATACTTACCTTCATTAATCGTATTAATCCAATCTTTTTCAATATATAAACGATTTTGGTGTCTTGAAAAAGTTATCAACTCTTGCATACCATTAATGTTTCTATCAATCATTGACATATATTGCTTTGTCATTTCATAATCTACTAACTGCCCTGGCTGTCTTAAATTATAAAAATCTTGGAGATGCAACTGATAATCAAGAGAAAACATACTAGTGCCTTCTTGTGACTGATTAAAGGGAAACACACGATTAACAAAAAGAAAATTATCAGGTAGAGTAATATATTTATTTAAAATATCACTCGCCTCAACTTGATGCTTTTTATAAATGCGTACTACCGCATCTGAGTGATATTCCTGATAAAACTGAATCGCTTCATCAATTCTATCTTCAACCTGATCTTCATCAACATTAATCTCGATCACAGGTGCGCCTAGATTACGAAGACAATAATCAATTAATTTCTGTCGTGAATTTACAATAGCCATAACTCTATTTATACAAAATTGACAGTTACGTTTGTGTTGCCACCAATTGACAGACCAGTTCCTGCTGTCCAACCAGCAGTGCCAATTGGTACATTTATAGTAAGTGGTGACGCTGTGCCACTGAAAATATTTGTAGCTGCATCTATGACTGATTTAGGCAAAGACAGATTAATGCTTGCTAGGCTGCTGCAGAGATAGAATACCCAAGTCCCGATGCTGGTGACGCTGTTAGGAATGGTTACGCTCGTCAGGCCAGTGCAGTTAAGGAATGCAGCATCCCCGATGCTGGTGACGCTGTTGCCGATGGTGACACTCGTCAGGCCAGTGCAGTTAAAGAATGCGTTAAACCCGATGCTGATTACGCTGTCGGGAATAGTGATGCTCGTCAGGCTGCTGCATAGATAGAATGCGTTATTTCCGATGCTGGTGACGCTGTCGGGAATGGTAATGCTCGTCAGGCCAGTGCAGTTTTGGAATACGTAACCCCCGATGCTGGTGATGTAGTTGCCAAAGTTGACGCTCGCTAGGTTAATGCATGAATTAAACATATTAGGTCTATCTGCAATGCCGAAAGTACCTAAGTTCTGAACTGAAATTAAATTGTGATTTCCATTTAGACTTAGGTATTCTGAACTACCACTCACTTTAACCTCATAAACACCATCTACAGCATACGTGTGTGCAACAGGAAAACCATTTGATAAACCATCTTTAATATAATTAGGACTACCATCTCCCCAATCTACAATTATATTAACAGGTGTACCTGCATTTAATGATAATGCCGCGATAGGAAATTCACTCAACGATGAATCGATAGTGAATAGTAAGTCCTGCTCTGGAAAGGAAATGTCTGTTCCTAGATACGATGCATCTATCTCGTTTAATCCAAGATATATTTTATTTACTGGTAAACTTCCGAGTGCTAATGGCATTATGGCTTAATTATATAAAGGGTTGTCGCCTTAATAGTAGCTGGGAAATTTGCTAGTGCAGTATCATACTCAGCTTGAGTTAGGCTTACCATATTTAATACAGAATCGCTTCCAGCCGCTTCTCCAGTTGTGTCACTGCTTACCTTTTTTGCAATGGCATCAGTAACTGTTGTTGCAAAGTTTTCGTCATTACCAAGCGCGGCAGCCAATTCATTAAGCGTATCAAGTGTTTGAGGAGCAGCTGCGACTAGATTAGCAATATTAGTATCAACTTCGGTCTTAGTATAGGTTGTCGCCTGATTTGCCTTTAAGTCAAGCAACGAATCAGAAGCAACCTTAGTATATGTTGTATCTTGATCGGCCTTTAAATCAAGAGCAGTTTGCTGTGCAGTTGAAATTGGTTTGTCTAGATCCGATGTATTATCGACAGCGTCAAGGCCCAAAGATCTTTTACTTACACCTCCAATGACAAGTGACTTCGCTGAAATCTTTGTGGGATTATTTATGCTTGCGCTGATCATTAGATGTTCTGTGTGACTCTAGGTGTTACATCAACTTGTCCTTCAACAACTCGCGTTACAACTACAGGATCGTCGCTCGAAAGAATCTCGATATCATAGACATATCTGCCATATTTTAAGAGCGATGTCTGCGCGGAAGTTAAAGAACATTCGAGTTCAGGATCAGAATCATTAATAGAAATATTAAAGTCAACTGACGTAGATGAAGTATATGATTTTCGTATCTGTCCACGAGCAGTATAGTTTGTTAGATCAAGTAATCCAACTGTAGTTGAAAGATCAAGTGTGAAACTAAAATCTGAGCCTTGATCGATAAATATATTTGCGTAGGTTGCCATGTGAACTATTTATACATATTATAATATACATGCTTATAACTTTAAACATATATAAATAAAGTTATAACATAGACTTTCATAATCAAACAACAAATTAAGTGAAAGCATATTTCAAGACAGAGCTCACCTAACGTATTTGCTGGAGGATAAATTATGGAAGAACAAATTATAATTATGATAGCACTTGCTGGTCTTTTTGGTGTACCACTAATATGCGGAATATTTTGTATCTGTGTAGATAATATGGATCGTAGACCCGCAAAAAGAATGACACAGAAAGAAATCGATTATTACGATCGTCTTCCTCTTAAATAGTTATCTTCTCTTAATACCTAAATATAGTAAAGCCGCAAAGCTTAAAAAAAAGGTATAATTTGATGGTTCTGGAATGAATGTCTGTTGGAGTTGAATATTGTCGAGTTGTATTAAAGCAGGACCAGTGTAATTTTGTGTCATATTCTGAACAAATGCCATTGTTACATCAGAACCAACAATATTTTGGAAGTTAATCCCAACAGTCTGATATCCGCTATCAAGAACCTGTGTGTTTCCAATAGCATTAAAAAGACTTTGACTTAAT